TTATAGGGTAGCGGTTGATAACAAAATCACCACCAAAAGACAATTTTTTTGGGGAGCTTTTTTGTCTTTTAAATACTTCTGGGTATCTTTGAGGAGTTATGCCAAAGCCATCAGCTTTTAATTGTTGAATTAGTTCATCACTAAATCTCATATTCAATGTAAAAAATGATAAGGAACGCCGACCTTTATTAAATAATTTTGCCAAGCCAAACTTACAAGAAAGAAAATCAAAACTATTGCAATAATCACCACCAGCTCGCCAATTCTTTTGGCTTGGCTTCCCTTATTAAGTTTTAATCTGGTTTGGTATTTCATAACTCTGCCCGTCTCAATCCTCAACCTGCCGCCAAGGTTAAGGATTGAGCGGAGAGGGTTATTTTGTAATAAGAAGGTATTGGTCAGAATAAGAGACTCTTTTTTCGGGAAAAAGTTTTTTAATTTCTTTTAATTCTGAAGGTGTTATTTCTCCTACGTGAACCCATAATTTTTTCTCCTTTTCAATTTCTTTCCAATTAACATCAACATATTCTTTTAGTATTTTTAATTGTTCTAAGGTCATTTACCCAGAGCCGACGGCAAGCCCTATTAACTTTTAATGAACCTTTTTTAATTCCTCAATCCATCCCACCAGCTTGGCAAGGTTGAAGCTGATGGGATGAGTGAAGAATTAAGAAATATAATCGTTAGGATCTGTTTTTTCCAAAATTGGAAAAACCTTAATTCCTTTTTTCTTTTGACACTCAAAACATAGAAAACCTGTTTTGTAGATTTTCCCATTCTTAAAATCCTCAAAAGCTTGTTCGTTGAGAAAAGGATCAGCACAAGCCAATCTGCATTCCTCCTTTATTTTTCCGCAATCTCTACATTGAAACCTAATAGGGACTAAAGGGTCTTTCCACATATTTTTCAATGAGCTTGCCTTGCCTCAAGCTATTATTTTTGCCCTCTACTACCTTAACCCGTGAGAGAGGACGAGAGAGCGGGGGCTTGACGCCAAATAAAAAACTCCCAGCCCAGCTTCCACTCCGAGCCGATGATAGCCACTCGGCACTATCACCGAACATCGGAGCGGAAGCCGAACTGGGAGCTTTCAAGCCCTCCTCAATAATAACTTACTTGATAGGAGCGCCCCTTAAAAGGTATTTATTTAATTTAAAAAAGCCCCTTAACATTGTAGCTTCGCTACAATGCCGAGTGATTAGCGCCGAGTGATTGTAGCCCGAGTGGAAGCTGGGGCTAAGAGTCAATTGTTTAATTGTAATGAACCCTTTTCTACTTTAATTATACTCTTTCAAAAATCTTTGTCAAGTCCAGTTATCCACAACTCTATCTTTCTATTTTCATTTTAGCAAAATTAAAAAACAAAGTCAAGAGCTTTTAAAAGTGAAAAAATCAGAAAAACTCCAGAAGGCAAAAAGCCCGTAAAATCAACAAAAATCGGCTTTTCTTTTTTAAAAAGTGAAAAAACATTTTCCCGAGTTATCCACAATTGCTATTTTAAAAATGGAAAAAATTCTAACACATTAGACAAAATGGCAACCTATAAACAAAAGAAATACATACAAAGATTAGTGGAAAATGGTGGAAATAAATACAAGTCAGCCAAAGAAGCTGGCTATTCTGACGCTGTTGCAAAAGACGCCAAAGCCAAAATAGAAAAAAGTAAAGGATTTCAAGAATTAGCTAAAAAATATCTCTTACCAGACCACGAGGCCTTCCAAGAACTAAACAAAAACATAAAACAAGACAAAGATAAGGGAGCTAAAAACAAAGCCCTCCAAATCTGGAAATCTTGGAAATATCCCGAAGAAAACCAAGAAATGGAAGCTGGCGACATAAAAATATTAATCTCTAAAGATTAAGAAAAGTTTGCCAGCTCTTTTAATTTAAAAGAAAACAAAAGAAATAAAAAGAAAAAGAGGTAAAAGAGAAAGACAAAAAGACGAGATTGAGAAAAGGTTAGTCATTCCCGCACACGCACACAGAAAAAACTCAGAAAGCCCCGTATTTCAAATAACATACATTAAGCGAAGTATAACCAGAAAAAACCAAAAGTTAGCTTTAAACTTATCTTTTAAAAGCCACGAGAAGGCCCAAAATTGCCTCTAAGAGCCACGAAAACCTTGAATCAATACTATTTCCTATCAAAGAGAGAGAAAACGCCTCAGAGAGCGAATTTTGAGAAAATAAAAAAAATTAAAAATAGAGAAAGAAAGCCGAAAGAGGGGGAGGGGGAGGCAAAGTTGCGATTTTTTGCGAAATTCGATGTATAACCCCTCCACACATTCTTAAAAAATGACTTTCATTATTACATATTCTTAAAATTTAACTTAATTGTCACATATTCTTAGAAAATTAACTTAATACTACATGTTTATATGCCAAGATACGGTTTAAAAAGAGGTTTAGGTCGAGGAAGAGGAGTTAGAGGCGGCGGCAGAAGGAATAGAAATAGGGGTCCCTGTAGGAGAGGAGGTCCTGGTTATGGTAGAGGCGGCGGTAGAGGTAAGGGTAGGTATCGAGTTGGATAATTATGGAATTATGTTTAGAAGTATTAAAAAATCGAGTATCAATTATGTAAAAAATGTTGCTCAGTCTAATGCGTTAGACAATGAAAGAACTAATAAAAAAATGGCAGGAAATCGGAGATTTGTGGCTGAAAGGAAAACTGGAAGGGATTGATTTTGGAACAGGTTTAAAGAAGTTTTTGCCCCCTCAAAAGAAATTTATTAACGCCAAAAATTATCATTGCCTGTATTACGGGGGCTTCGGGTCGGGAAAAACCTTGGCGCTCCTTATAAAAATGATTTTGTTTTGTCTCTGTTTTCCTGGAAATCGGGTTTTGTTAGGCAGACAATATTTGGCAGACATTGAGAAAATCCTTCTTCCTGACTTATTTGAACTTTTACCTAAGAAATACTACACCTACCGGGTAAAAGATGGTTTGATTCGCTTCTTTAATGGCTCAGAAATCATTTTATTCGGTCTTGACGCTTTACAATCGGGTTCTTTGGCTGAAATTAAGAAAGCTCAGCAGAAATTGAAGGGTTTGAATCTTGGTGCTTATTTCATCGACCAATTAGAGGAGGTTGAGTATGAGGTTTTTGACATTTTAAACACTCGTCTTAGAAGGTCTGATGTTCCTTTCGTTCAGGGAAATATGACGTGCAATCCAGCCAATTTCTGGGCTTACCACTATTTTATCGAAAACCAGATTTTAACCGACCAGGGCTGGATTCCTTCCCAAAAAAAGAAAGATGTTTGTTTGGTTCAAGGTTCTTTACTTGATAACAAAGAAAATCTTAGAGAGGACTACATTGAAAGACAAATGGAAGGACATTCTGATGACTGGATTAAAAGATTTGTTTTTGGTGAGTGGACAAAAGATATTTTGGTTCCTGAAACCGTTATTGACAAATCATATATCCGGAAATGGGAAGCTTTGGCTCGTCCACCATTAAAAGTTGAGGAAGGTTGCAAGATTTGGGAAGATTATATTCCCGGCAGAAAATATCAGATTGGCATTGACCCCTCAGAGGGAAGTATTGACCCTTCCTCAATAAGCGTTGCCTGCGACAATGGAAAAAAAGTAGCTGGCTTTTGTGGATTCGTAACTATTAACGATTTAGCGGAAAAAACCAAATTTCTCTATGAAAAATACCGACACCCCTTAATACTTCCCGAGATAAACGGACCTGGTTATGCCTTGGTTGAACAAATCAAAAACCTTCGCATTTATCTCAGACCAGTTTTTGACCACCAAACAAAGACCGAAACCAAAAAACTTGGCTGGAAAACCGATGCTGGAACTAAACCCGTTTTAATAGCTGATTTTAAAAAGAAAATTCAAGATGTGAAAATTTACGATTCCCAAACCATTGAAGAATTTAAAACTTTTGTCTGGTCAGATGAAGCAAGAATGCAAGGAGCGGGAGCAGAAAGAGGATTTCACGATGACAATGTCATTTCTACCTTACTTAGCTTTTACAATCTAAAAATTAACAAAGACGAAACCGGACTTCTTCAAAAAGCAATTAGAAAAAGGGGAGAAGAACTGAGAAAAGGTCGCTACTTTTATTCTCCAGTTTAATTATGGCTTGGAAACCTAAAGTAAAAATTGAAAAAGGCAGATTTACTGCCTGGTGCAAAAGACACGGTTTTAGTGGCCCGACTATTTCCTGTATTCGGAAAGCCTTGTCGGTAGCCAAAAAAACCAAAGACAAATCCCTAAGAGGTATGGCCCTTTTTGCTCTAAGGGCTAAAAAGGGTTGGAGGAAAAAAGGCTTAACTAAAAAGATTTAATGCCCGCTAAAAATAAACGCCAGAAAATAGCAGCTTGTTTAGCCTTAGCTGCTAAAGAGGGCAAAATCCCTGTTCGAAAGCTAAAAGGGTCAGCTTTGAGTATGTATAAATCAATGACCAAAGAGCAGCTCCGAGATTATTGTAAATTACCCATAAGAAAATGAGTGCCACAATTACAAAACATATCTCAAGCTGTTTAAAGCATTATTACGGGACTTCGTTGAGATGCAATCCTCCCTTTGCTCAAACTCAACCAGAAATAATTGAGTTAATTGACCTTTATCGGGTGGATAGATACAGAGACCACGATTATGACGAGCTCGGCTTTTTGAAACCTTTTTACAATATTACCGAAACCCCAGTTCAGGTTGCTGCCAACTGGATGGATTTAGATGTTCGAGACATTAGATTTGTGGCAGAACAAGGACAGAGCTATTATCCCGTCTGGTTAATGGAGAAAGATGCCAGATTATGGATGAAAGACAACGAAAACTGCTACGCTGATGGTCGCTTTATGAGTTTCGGAGCTTTCCTTAATAGTTTGATTCCTTCTTGGGTAAGGTATGGGCACGTGGTTCTTAAAAAAGCTAATGAGAAGATTTATTTAATGCCTATTTCCAACTTAATTGTTGAACCGGGAGCAGAGAGTTTGACTAATGCTCGTTATATCATTGAAAAACACGATTATTCTCCTTTTGAATTAAGGAGAATGCCTTGGGAAAACATTGAAGAAGCGATTGAAAACTGCCAGAAAGAAGGTCATATCTTGGTTTATGAGATTTTTGGTGAAATTCCGGGCACAAATAAAAACTATCATATTGTTGCTGTTCCGCCCCACAAAAACACTTTCGATTTAGAAAAAGGAGTTGTTCTTCATTCTGACACTTTAGATGATTTACCCTACAAAGAACTTCCTTTTGAGAAAATTCCCGGCAGATGGCTGGGTAGAGGAAGAGTTGAACAATTATTTCACGCTCAAATTTATCAGAATAGAATTGCTGAATACAAATCGAGGGGTGCTCACTGGACTTCAAAACATATTTACCAGAGCAGAGACGACAATATCGACAGGAATTTAATGACAGAAGTTAAAGATGGGGAAATTCTAACTCCTTTCTCAGAAATTACCCCGATTGCTGTTGAGGAAAGAAATCTCCACTTTTACGCTCAAGAGGAAGCAAGATATGACTTTTTGGTCGATAAATTGAGCTTTGCTTGGGATGTTACCCGAGGACAAAGACCGCCAGCTGGTTTGACTTTAGGACAGTCGATTATTCAATCGCAAACCGCTGGCTCTTATTACAAAAGAAAACAAGAGGATTTGGGACTTTTCTTGAAAGATGTTCTCTACGATTGGATTCTGCCAATGTTCCACAAAGATAGAAGTGTTGCTCACCGCCTATCTCTAAGCGAATTTGATGAAACAGAACTTGAAAGATTGAGAAACGTGATTGTGATTAACCGAACCAATCAGGAAGTAGTTAATTTTATTGCCAGAAACAGAAGAGTTCCCAATCAAGAAGAGTATGAAGTCTTGAAAGCTATTGTCAAAGAACAGGTTAAGAAAGAGAAAGATATTCAAATTCCAAAAGGTTTTTATAAGAACTTGAGATACAAAATAAACATTGTTATTACCGGTGAGCAGATTGATTTGGCTTCAAAAGTAACAACCTTACAGACGGTATTGGTGATGATTTCTCAAAATCCGACTATTCTTCAAGATAAAAACACCAGACAGGTATTCTTTGAACTTTTGGATAGTTTGGGAATTTCCCCTGTTAGATTTCAAGTGGAAGAACCTTCGGAACTTGAAGAAGCGATAGAGTTGCCAGCCAGGGCTCAAAGAGGAGGTTCAGTTCCAAGAATTCCACCAATTACAACACCAACTCCTCAAAGGGGGGTTGCTAGATTATGAAATTAACCGAAAACGAAAAAGAGTTTCTCAAAAAAAACAGAAATACTTTAAGCTCTCTTTTTGAGAAGCGTCTAGCGGAGTTGGAAAAACTGATTAGTTCGCTTGACACCAATTTGTCCAGTGAAGAATTTAAAATTCAATACATAGCTTATCAGACCTTCATTTCCGAACTTAAAAATTGGTTGAGGACAATAAAAGTTTTATCCAAAGAAAACAAACCCGATAGCGGGGTTTAAAGGTTGGGAGCTAAGCATCTCCGAAAACTGCTTTACAAGCCAAACGGCTTGGAAAAACAAAATTTATGCCAGAAGAATTTAAAGAAGAAGAATTCGAAGAAGAAGAGGAGTTCGAGGAAGACACCTCGGAAAAAACTGAAGGAGAGGAGGGAGACACCTCCGAAAAAGACGAGGTTCAGCCGCAAAAAAAAGAACCTGACTGGAAGAAAAAGGCAGATGCTATGTATGCCAAGTATAAAGCTGAAAGAGAGAAAAGAAAGGAGCTGGAAGCAATATTGGCTGAATATAAAAAACAGGGGAAAGAAGTCCCCGAAAAAAAGCCAACAGAAACCAGAGATGATTGGAAAGAAAAAGTTGAGTTTCTCTTGGAACACAAAGATTATACCGAGGACGAGTTTGACCACATAGCAACTGTCGCTAAAAGATACGACATCTCTTTAGAGGAAGCGGCTGAGCTCGAAAAAGAGTATATCCAGTATCTCAGAGAAAAGGTCGCTAAAGAAAAAAGCGTTCCTGAACCCTCTTCTCCTCAAGCAACCTCTCGAGGAAAACCTCTTCACGAGCTTCCAAGAGAGGAAATAAAAAAGAACTGGTCAGATGTTGTAAACAAGGTTCTTGAGAAGAGAAAGAAGGGTTCGGGAGTGTAAAGTAGATGACTCTGACAAACACCTTCAGTGCCACTGACCTCCAGTATATAATTCAAGAGGTTTACTCTCCGAAAGTAGAAAGAGAGTGGAGAGCGGGCTTGGTTGCTGGAGATTTCTTCACTGACTTTTCTGGAATGATGACTGGTGGTGGAGATACTTTGAACATCACTGATATCTTCACTAACCAATTTTCTGCCAATGATAAATCGAATGCTACTCAGGTAACCTTACAAAGCCCAGCGACAGCTCAGATTCAGTTGTCAGTGAACACTTGGAAGGAGGTGAGCTACTTAATTGAGGATAAAGAGTTACAACAGATTCTCAGAGGTTCTGACATCTTGGATGCTTACGAAGACCAAGCCAAGTATGTGATTAGAAAAGCTCTTGATACCTCTTTGATGGGCTTGTATTCTGGTTTGTCTCAAACAGTTAATGACACCGCTTCAGATGTTTCAGATGCTGATGTCAGAAACGCTATTGAGACTGTTGTTGACTCTGATGTTCCTTTCAATGAACTTGCCTTCTTCTTCCACCCAACCGTTATCTGGCATGACCTGATGGGAATCGGCAAATACACTAATGTGTATCAGGCTGGTTCTGTTCAAGGTTATGCTGGACCGGTAGTTACTGGGTTCTTGGGTGGTGGTTCAAAAGCTAAAGCTTTAAGAGGAGTTCTTTACGGAATTCCTGTCTATGAAACTACCCAAGTTCAGGAAGATGGAGCAAGTTCAGCTTACTTCAACTTGTTAGCTCACCCCAAGACCTTTTGTTATGCGATTCAAACTCCCGGTGGAAATGTGAGAAGTCAAGCTCACTATTGGCCTGAATCTCTTGGAACTCTTTGGACGACTGATATCATTTACGGAGTTGCTGAATTGAGAGATGATGCTGGTGTTGTAATTAAATCAAGACAGACTGGTATTGTCTCCTAATAGTTAATTAGCCCTTGCGCTGACTCTCTCGGCTCTATTGGGCTTCCCGTAGAGCCGAGCAGGGAAGCCGAGTCAGTATTATGAATTTCAATTCACCAGTCCAACCAAGAAAAAAAAGTTATTACTACATCAACAATCACGGAAAATTGGTTGTCCTGAATGAAGACATAGCTCTTGAACAGCACAATCTTCATAAAGAATATCTTGGTTCTTCCGATGACTTAATCAGAACAGGATTCAATATAGAGAAACTCATTATCGAGCACTTCAGAAAGTATGTGAAAAATCCAGAAATGCCACCTGACAGAAGGAGAGTTACCAATTACGAGAATAAAAAAGTCGCTCAACCACAAAAAATAGACGAGAAAGAAATTCTTAATTTTATTCTCCAAAACAAAGACAAAATTAAATCCCTCTTAGAAGAAAATGGTTTACATAATCAAGGGCAAAAACCAAAAATTCAAGGAAATGGAGGAGAAACTGATTCGCCACAGAATGGGCAAACTCCCCAAAAGTGAGTATTCACCGAAAGGAAAACTTTATGGCAGGAGTTTACTTGGAAAAGATAGTCCCGCCAGAGTGGAGAGGTTGGCAGAGAAAAAAGAAAAACTTTACAAAGAAAAAGAAAAAGAGATTAGAAAAACTTGGGAAGAAAATCTGCCTCGTTTAATTGAAAAAATTAAAAATGAAGCAAGAAAACAAAAAGATAGTGGGAATGATGATAGTGGGAACGGGAGAGGCAGATAGATACCTAGAGAAAGCTCTTTCCAAATTAAGCACTTTAGCAGATGAAATAGTTACTGCCTGTAATGCTAAAGACCAAAAAACGAGAGATTTTTTGGTAAATAACACAATCTCTTACGATTTTTCAGATTACGAGTGGGGAAAAGAGCAGTGGAAAATAAAAGAGTTGTTCTTTAGAAAGTGTGTTTTGCCAAGAAACCCTTCTTGGGTTTTAACTCAAGACAGTGATGAGGTTTTTGGAGACGCTTTTACCAAAGAGAAAGCTTTGGAACTTCAAGAGAGAGGAGAAATTGCTTATACCTTCTATTGTGTTCAACTCTGGGATAGAGAAGACCAAATGAGAGTTGATGGTGGCTGGGGGAACTTTAGAAATGTGAGATATTTCAAAGTTATCAAAGAAGCAAATTTTTCTTGGCAGAGAACTCCCCTACATTGCGGTTTAGCTCCGATTTACGCTTACAGATGGGCAGCAGATTCAGAATTCCTTTTTAAACATTACGGCTATTTTAAAAAAGAAGACAGAATAAAAAAGGTTGAAAGATATAAAAAATATGACCCAAAACAAATATATCAAAACCCCAATTGGTATCAGAGCATTTTAAGTGAACCAACTTTAAAAGAGTTTAACGAAAAAGAATTCCAGAAAAAACTAAAATACAAACCCAAAGGTCCTTTACTCTCAAAAATTATCAAAAAGAAAATTATGGCAAAAACATATTTTGTAAAAAACAGACACGGCAGAATATATCCAGTGCCAGAACATCTACTACAAGAGACATTGAGACGACCGGGAATGGAGCTAGTAAAAGAAGAAGATTACCTGAAACAGGAAAAGAGAGTTCCTTTGGTGAAACCAAATCCTTTACAATGTCCGATTTGCGGATTTGTAGCCAAAAGTAAATTGGGGTTGAACAGTCATATGAGAAAACATTAATGAAGTTTCTGTATGTAGCCAATTTTAGTCATTCTTGGGAAACTCCAGTTTACATAGCTGATAGTTTGGAAGAATTGGGACACGAAATAAAAAGAATTCCCGAAAAGGCAACACCAAAGAAAATAATAAAAAATATTCAACACCACAAACCAGATGTTCTGCTCTTTACCAAAGGAAATATACTGGGAAACCTTCAGAAAGTTCTGGATTTCTGTAAGGAGAACGATATTCTGACGGTTTGCTGGCTATTTGACCTTTATTTCGGATTAGCTCACAGAGAACCAGAGGTATACGCTCATCCTAGATTTAAAGCAGATGTTGTTCTAACCACAGATGGCGGACACCAAGAAAAATTTGAGGCATTGGGAATAAATCATATCTGCTTAAGACAGGGAATTTACCAGAAAGAAGCTTATATTTCCAAAAACAAAAGAAGGGTAGAGGAGATTGTCTTTATAGGTTCTTGTTTGGGTTGCTCACCGCATCGTCCCCGTCTTATTGAGTTTTTACAGAGAACCTATAAAGAAAATTTCGGCTGGTATGGAAAAGACAAAGATAATCAGGTGAGAGGAAAAGATTTAAATAACCTTCTGGCTTCAACAAAGATTGTGGTTGGAGACAGTGTTCTTTCACCAAATTATTGGTCAAACAGAGTTTATGAGATTTTAGGAAGAGGAGGATTTCTCTTACACCCAAAAGTGCCGGGACTTGAAAAAGAATTCACTTACTGGAAGCATTTTGTTCCTTATGACGCTTGGAATTTCAGACAGTTGGAACAGATTATCGATTACTATCTAACTCACGACAAAGAGAGAGAAAAAATAAAGAAAGAAGGACATAAATTTTGTAAACAAAACTACACTTATTTAAAAAGGTGTCAAAAATTAATCGAAATTATCAATGAACAAAGAGCAATTAAAAAAAGTATTGGAGCAAGAAGAGCTATTGCTTTTACAAATGGAAATGAGGGAAATGTTCCTTCAAAGGAAAATGATACAGGACAAAATGAAAAGATTAGAACTTTCAATAGCCGATCTTCAAGCGAAAAAGAGAGCCCAGAAAGAGTATGTAGATTTTCTGCGAGAGAAAATGAAGGAGTAACAGCAATTCTTCTCCCTTACACAAGAAAAGAACAATATTCAGATTGGTTAAAGAACATTAAAAGTCAAAAAGGAGTGAATTTGACTATCTGGACTTGGGACAGCACCCTTACTTTGCCAGAGAAAGAAGGAGTTCTAACCTTCAGAGACCCTTACAATTTCGGAGTTTATTGGAGATGGGAGCTGGCAAAGTATGTTTCGACAAAGTATGTTCTCTTACTTGATGATGATGTCTTTTTCAAAGATGAATATGTTTTAAGAGATACGATTGAAGCTAAAAAGAAATACCCAGAAGACACTGTTGTTGGCTGGAAGGGAGTGATTTTAAAAGGAAAGTATAGTGAAAGCGTTCACATTCGTTCAGAGAAAGTAAAAAAAGACACCAAAGTAGATTTTGTAAAGGTCAACTACCTCCTTTTTGAAAGAGATGCTTTGAGAAAAACAAAGATTTTGCCCTTTGAAATCTTGGAAATAGACGAGAAAGCAGATGGAGAATTCTGGTATCTGCCCCAGATGGGAGAACATTATGTGATTAAGTGCCTGTCTAACAGGTTAGACAATTCCCGAACCTTGGGAAAAGGAAAAGAAACGAGGAAAGACCATTTTAAAAAACAGAACAAACTTGTTGAATTCTCTTTAAAATGCCACCGACTTCAAAAGAAATAAAAAGTGTTTATTCAGAAGATTATTGGAAAGCCAAAGAGGTTAATTACAAAAACCTTATTAAGAGATTAAAAATTCCATTTGAGCTGGCAGAAGTGAAAGAAGGAGAAAATATCTTGGATTTAGGAGGAGGACTTGGAGAAATTTCTTATCAGTGCCTGAAAAAGGGAGCAAAAGTAGTTTATGTTGATTATTCAGATTACGCTGTCAAGCAGGCAAAGAAAATAAAAGGTTTGGAAGTTCACGATTGTTCAATTCTCGATTTTATCAAAAAAGAAAAGAGAGTTTTTGATAAAACATTTCTTGTAGATGTTTTTGAGCACCTTTCAAAAGAAGAAAATGAAGAATTATTCAGCTGGCTGAAAGACCACACTAAAAAACTGATAATCCAGACCCCAATTCACAAAAATTACCTGAAAGAAACGGGACACATATTCGTTCTTCCTTTAAAAGAATTGAGACAATTCTTGAGAAAATACGGTTTCCGACCTCAAAAGGAGGTGGTTACAGAAAAGCTAACAGCAGTATTGAAAAAATGAATAAAGCCAAAAACTTATGAAAACACTAATTATTGGCAGAGGAGAAATAGGAACCGCCTTATACAATCTTCTTTCTCCTCACTACAAAACATATATCAGAGATATTTCTCCAATTGGAGAACTTTCGGGAGTTGAAGTATTGCATATCTGCTTTCCTTATTCAAAAGATTTCATTGACCAGGTAAGAGAATACCAAGAAGAATACGAACCCGAATACACCATTATTCACTCAACCGTTCCTTTAGGAACTTCAAGACAGTGCGACGCTTACTATTCACCAGTAAGAGGATTACACCCCAATTTAGAAAACAGTTTAAAAACCTTCATAAAATTTTTAGCTCCACCAAGTATTCGTTTAAAAGATTATTTTGAAAACGCTGGCATTCCCATAATGCTTTTAGACAAACAAGAGGAAGGGGAAGCTTTAAAGCTTTGGTCTCTTGTTCAATATGGCTGGAATATAGTTCTTGAAAAAGAAATTTACAAATGGTGCCAAGAAAAAGGATTAGATTTCAATATTGTCTATACCCAAGCTAACAAGACTTACAACGAAGGATACGAGAAACTTGGTAGAAAGGATGTTTTAAGGCCTGTTTTAAGACATCAGCCGGGAAAAATAGGGGGACACTGTATAATTCCAAACACAAAGTTAGTAGATTCAAAAGTCGCAAAAATAATCCTTAAATTCAACAAAAAATATGGTCTTCAATGACACGACAAACAGGCAGGGGATAATTCAAGAGATTGAAGGTCTTTTGGCTATGGCAGATGGAGAGATTTCAGGAGATACTGCTACCTTAAAGAATTTCACAAGACGGGTAAATCGCAGATACTCAGAAATTGACCATATCATCTTTACAGCTCACGGCACTTGGGAGTATGACGACTCAAACAAAACCACCTTACCGATTGCTACTACTGATTTGGTTGACAATCAACAAGATTACGAGTTGCCTGATGAAGCATTACAGATTGACAGGGTTGAGGTTAAAGACATTAATGGCGAATGGCACAAACTTAAACCTATCGACAAGATGGAAGTGAGGGAAGCTTTAGATGAGTATTTCAGCACTGCTGGCATTCCCAAATACTATGATTTGGTTGGCAGGTCTCTAATCTTATACCCCAAACCAGACACTTCTCAGACAGGAACTACTGGAGCTTTAAAAGCTTACTTTACTAGAGCTTCAACAAGTTTTGTTTATGACGATACGATAAAAGAGCCGGGATTTGCCAAACCCTTTCATTATCTTTTGGCAGTTGGAGCAGCTCTTGACTACGCTATAAGTTATGAAGAGTGGAACAAGGCAAATCAACTGAGGGCTGAATGGAATAGGGGAGTTGAAGCCTTAAAGAAATTCTATGGTTTGAGACACAGAGAAAAAAGAGCTCGACTTATTCCTTATGAACAATCCAGTATCTAATACTAAAACCATTAAAGTTAAGAATCGAATGAGTAATAGTAAATGAAGAAAAATAAAACTAAACAATAACTATGGCTTCTTGGACAAACAAAACGAAACATAATACGAGTTGGGCAAATATATCAAAGTCGTTTAATTATTTTGGGTTTTTATTGAAAGAAGATGATGGATATTTACTGCTTGAAAGCGGAGGTAAAATATTGCTGGAGGATGCTGAACTTTCGCTAACCTCTTGGAAAACTCAAACTAAGCATACTACAAGTTGGACACACTTAAATAAGTCATAAAAATATGGCAGTTAATAAAAAAATATCAGAATTAACAGAGATAACAACGCCAGATGACGCTGATGTTCAACCAGTGGTTGATACATCTGCTTCTGAAACCAAGAAAATAAGCTGGGCAAATATAAAAGCAACGCTTAAGTCGTATTTTGACAGCCTTTATGCTGCTATATCTCACACCCACAATGCTTCCGATGTTAATGTTGATAAGATTGGGACGCCAACATACGACAATGTTCAAGATTTAATTAACACTACCCAATCGGCAGGAAAATTAACAGGTGGAGAAATAACTGATAATGGCGATGGGACCGTCTCTGTTTCTGCTGGGACTGGATTTATAAAGACAACTGATAGTGATGTTGCTGATACAAAGTTTTTTGATTGGAGTGCCGATAATTCAGTTTCATTAACTGACAATTCTCCCAATTACATCTATGTGGAATATAACTCTGGCAGTCCACAGATTGCCGTTGACACAAGTTTACCCCCAAACAATAACACTAATGTATTGCTCGGAATTGTGTATAGGGACGGCACTGATTTATATATTACAACCGCTGGGCAGGTTGTTAGCAACTACGCTCAAAAAACGCTATGGAAAGATATTTATGTAAATGGAAAATTCCAAAGAGTTGATGGAATAATGATAAGCGAAACAGGAACAAGGAATATTCACATTACATCTGGGCTGTTTTATGCAGGATTAACACGGGTTAACTTCCCAGAATTTGATAGCTCTGGAACGGATACATTTACTTATTATTACAGGGACGGCTCTGGCGGATGGACAAAAGTTACTGGACAAACCCAGATTGACAATCTCCACTATGATGATGGTTCTGGAACATTAGCAACATTATCAGACCAATCTGGCTGGAGGAAATATTATGGCGTTCATTGGGTTTATGTTGCTATTGATGGAAGTGTTTTTGTTGTTTATGGGCAAGATAATTATTTATTATCAGATGCTGAAAATGCACAGCCCCCATCATCTCTTCCAGGTGTGATAGAAAGCGTTGGAATGCTTATTGGAAAAATAGTAATTGAAAAAAATGCCTCCTCATTTGAAAGTATAGAAAGTGCTTTTGATATATATTTTGTTCCCCATACGGTAGCTAATCATAATGAATTAGCAGGACTTCAGGGAGGAACTACTGATGAATATTATCATTTAACCTCAGCAGAACATACCAAAGCAACTCAGTATGCTGACAGTTCTAATGATGGATTATTGTCTTCGTCTGACTGGATAAAGTTTGATAACGGACTTATCACTTCCATTACTTTTGTAATTCGGGAAGACCCCTCAGTAATCAGCACTGGTGAAAAAGGACATCTTGTAATTCCTTTTGACTGCGAAATTCAAAGTGTTACTTTATTAGCCGACCAAATAGGTTCAATTCAGATTGATATTTGGAAAGATACTTATGCTAACTTCCCCCCTGATGATGCTGATAGTATTTGTGGGGGCAACGAGCCAGCAATCTCATCGGCCCAAAAATACGAAGATTCTACTTTAACTGGCTGGACTACGACTATAAATGCTGGTGATATTTTAGCTTTCAATGTAGATAGTTGCACTGATATTACTCGGGTAACTATCGCCCTTAAAGTAAGAAAAACCTAATTGTATGGCAAAGGAGGATTTTACAACCTATACCGAAGTAGACCCAAATTCTCGGATTACAAAGACAGCAGATAGAGTAACTTGGACTGATTTAACCCGAAAGGAAGATGCTTATGTTTATAAAGACAAGGGGGTTGACCATTTTAACGGAGACTTTGAACATTTAATAACTATTTATCTTGATGCTGCCACAACTGGAGGAAGAACTGGAGCACTTTGGGGTTTAACAAATATAGTTGATGATGAAAAGGGAATTGCGGATGCAAATGAAGATGAGTTACTGGTATTCTTTTATTATGACGGTACTGACCATTGGATTTATTTAAGGGAATACCACGGAGGAGTGGCGACGACTGATAGGTGTGTTTGTGCTTTGGATACACCCTACTATCTAAAAATCAAAAGAGATGAGTCTATTGGAACTTACGGGCGGCTTTACTGCTATATCTATTCTAATCCTGAAAGAACAACTTTAGTAGATACCTTACAGGTAGATTTACACGCAAAAATAGATTTCCGCTACATTTTCTCAATTCAGACCTATAGAGATGAGGCCAGTGGAACTATCTCTGGTTATTCTGAGAATTTAGACTTACAGGAAGTGCCACCAGCTGTCCCTCGTTCTCACGGCTACATTTTCTAAAAATATATGAAAAAATATATGAAACAACCCTTAATAGAAATAAATGATTTTAAGGGCGGAATGACCCTCAACGAAAAACTGGGAAGAGAAGACCAATTTCATATTGGTTACAATTTAGATTTTTCAAGTAAGCCAGGCAAGATTACCAATGGGAGAGGAACAGTGCGAATGAGAATTGGGGGCTCGGTAGATATGCCGACCCAGTTTCCTTGGATTGTCCAAACTTCTGACCACAACCTTTATTTTGGGGGTGAAGACACCAAGATTTACAAACAGAGTGCTATGGGAACCATTATTGAAGCCCACGATGATGCTAATACTGGTGGAATTAAGGGAATGATAGAGTATGGGGGTTATCTTATTTGGGCTGGTGATACTACCTTGGGAAGATTTGATTTATCTTCTACCTGGACTGATTCTTGGCAGACTGGGCTAACAAATGCCAGGCAGCATCCTATGATAGTTTCGGGGGATAATGTATTGTATATCGCACACGGACATTATATAGCCTCTTGGGATGGGACTACTTTCACCCCCCAAGCCCTTGATTTAGCCGAAAAATGGGAGATAAAGGCTCTAGCAAATTTTGGTTATAGGTATTTAGCAATCGGGGCAGAGTATGTAGATAGCTCTAATCAACCTACAAAATACAGCAAAGTTTTTCTCTGGAATAGGACTTCGGGTTCTTGGAATGATGAAATTATTGTTCCCGAAAACAGCATCCAAGCAATGATATTCAGTGCTGGTTATTTATGGGTTTGGGCTGGTGAATCAAGTAACATCTATGTAATCCCCGAAAATTCAAGAATAGCCACAAAAATGTGGACCTTTACCAAAGAAACAGAGCAAAACTTGGTGGTTTATCCGGGAGCAGTAACTCAAAGAAGGGGAACAATATACTTTGGGTTATCGGATGCTGCTGGGGCTACAGCTGACCAATATATTCACCCTAAAAACCCAACAGGAATTTATAGTTTCCCTGCCGACCCCACCAAATTCTCTTTAAACATTCCTTATAAGAATAGGGGATACAGAGAAAAATTTAAAGGGCTTCAGCAGGTATATTGGGGCTCCACCACTAATTGTCTCTATTTTTCAGAATATAGTTATACGGGTGTAAGTTGGGAAACTCGATTAAGGAGAGAGCTAACCAGCGGGAATAATGAAGCATTATATCAAAGTGCTGGTGTATATGAAAGTTTTAGATTTGAGGCCCCAGTTAATAAAAAGATGGTTACTGAAGTGTTTGGAATAGAGTGTGAACCACTACCTTCGGGAACCAGCGTGGAACTTGCCTATAAGAAAGATAATGATACCTCTTGGACTGATGTATGGATTGGTAGTGATTTTCAAACCGCTAATGCTACCGAGAAATTGGTTAAAAAAAAGGTAGTAGCCAACTCTCTGAAATTAAAACTAACTTTAAATGGAAGCGTCTCTGCTGATTATCGCCCCTTTGTTAAACGGATATTTGTGACTGGACACTTAATAAACAAAAATGCCTAAAGAAAAAAAAGAAGAGAAAAAAGAAGAAGAGCTGGAAGAACCATTAAGGGTTCAAGAACCAACCCCAATCGAGATTCCCAAACCGGGAAAAATCAAATCTTCTAACATTGAGGATGATTTAGGGTTGTTTGAGACCCTGACTACAACCTCCACTGATTTAAGTGCTCCCCCTAAATCAAGCTTAGAAAGAATAAAGGTTTATGTTTCGGGAACAACATATCGTCTTTATGTCTGGGATAACGTAAATAAGACTTGGCGATATGTAAATTTAACTTAAAAGGTCTATGACAAAAGAAGAAAAACTAAAACAAATAGAGAGCCAACTTCAGACAATAAAAGAGGAGACTGCGAGAGCTCAGGA